AACCGTTGTCTCTACATTCATAGTTAATGTAAAACTTTGTGAAGGACTATTGTGTAAGAAAACAAACTCATCAGTTATTTTAAAATTATAACCTCCAGTTGTTGCAGAGTTGTTTACAAATGTGATATTAGGATTAGAAGACGTAAAGTTTTTTAATACTGTATTAGTTATAGTTAAACCATTATCATTTATAGGTTGTACATTAGCTGTTAGTATGTTAGGACTAGCTAAAGTTAAAGACTCAGGTTGAGTCCATACATAGCTACTAAAATTAGAAACTCCTTCAAATCCACTGTTTATGTCTGCATTTAAATCAGCTATTAAACCTACTGATGCTGTTTCCCAATATATATCTAAAAGAGAATCAATAGGTTCTGTTTCGTATACAGCTAAAAAAGGTCTCATTGAAGCTGTTACATCACCTATACCAGAAGGATTTTGCAGTAAGTTTACATTAGTAGATATTCTAGCTATCAAAGGTTTAGTATCTACTTGATAAATATTAAGCTTACCACCAACACCTAGCGTGTCATACACCATGTTAGAATCTGCTGTAGTAGATATACTTATTGCTGTATCAGTTTTTATACCAGGAAAGTATTGTATATTTGTTGTACCCGTGTTATTAGTAACTCTACCAAACAATTGCACTGAACTTCTAAATTGTTTTTGTTCAGGACCAACCTCAACCAGGTCTCTGGGTATTTTATTTATATTATCATTTATTAATACTATGTTTGCTGTCTTACCTGTTTCACCTGTAGGAAAAGGTATTGGAGCAGCCGCATCTTGATCCGGATAACCATCTAAAATACCAGGAAGATAAACATTATAATAATCTTGTTCATTTTGCTTAACAACAACTTTATATGAATACCAACCTTTAGAGTTTAATTCGTAAGCATACTTAGGTTGAGCACCAGCGCTACCACTCAATTCATAAATCGCTTTATTTATTGCGCCATCACAAGTGACCGTGTAAATTCCACCAGCGTCTACAGTAGGTGTAATACTAACTTCAACAAAATCTTTAGACTCTCCACGTAAGTAATCTCCTAACTGAGGTATGTTTGTTGTTGAAACAGGGATAAAAGTATATGTAAAAACATCTGCCGTTGGCGGAGTGTTATAAGTGTTTGTAACTATAGGATTACCACCATTAACATCAAAACCATTACCTCTTGGATTTGCATATAAACCAGGTCTACCAAGTTGATAATTTTCATTTTGATTTATACCTGGAGAATCAAATAAAACTTTTAAAGCATCACCAAACCAGTTTTTTACAGGGTTTGTACCACTTTCTGTTGAGTTGTTATAAGGACTGTAAACCGTAGATCCACCAAAAACTATATTATTTATTGTTTCAACTTCTTCTGTAACACTAGAAAGAATAACCGAAGATTGTCTACCAAACTTATCAGCTAGTATAAAACCTACTTGATAATTTCTGTTTTGTTTAACAGAGTGATTAGGATATTCAGCCCAATTATTATATTTGTATGTATCTGCTTTTGGTCCTACACCTACTCTATAATTAAAACTTGTTGGTGGAGTGTATTTGTCTTTGAAATTACCATACATAATTCTATTGCCCGCAGTCTCTTGACCATGTGCTGTTACAGGAACTTTATCAAAAACTCTTACGGTTTGGTTTTCAGGTAATGTTCTGTAAGGTTTTGCAGAAAGATAATCATATTTATATATATTATCAACTGAAGTTTGTTGAGCTACATTTAAAGGTACTCTATCTAAGACTTTAACAGCCAAGCTATCAGCTTCTTTATATAAAACGTCTATAGATATTATCTTATAAGTGCTAGTTGTTTCTATACCTAAATTAGCTTGTGTGTCAGGAAGTGGTATTAAAAGTTCTACATTTTGAACTCCATTTTCCATAAACTCTAACACTGTGCTTCTAAAAGCCTCATCTTCATTTCCTTCTAAAAAATAACCTTTCTGCTTAGGTATGTATGCTATCTGTGTGAATGGAGCCATAATAGAATATTCACCATCATCATATTCAAATCTATAACTAAACCTTACATATCTAGTTTCTAAGTAATCAGGATCACCAGGCCATGTAGTATTTCCCGGCATAGCTACACCATCAAAAAATGGAGATATTTCTTGGCCAGTCATTGTTGTTGATAAAAAATACAATTTATCAGTAGTGATTACACCTGCCGAAGGATTAACGTTTAATTCTACATTTGTTCCAGTAACTGAAATAACATATAAAAATTCTGTTGCTTCAATTTTATCTACGTTAGCTGCTGTTGTAGAAAGAAACAACATACCAGGCTTAACACCAGCGGTCACAGGAACATCAGCTATAATTTTTCCACCAACCGTTAATAAACCTGTTGTTTGAATTTTATTAACTAAACTTATAGGTTTGTAAGGATTATATTTAGCAACTGAAAGTTGACTTTCTTCAGTGTAGTATGTAGCAGAGTTTGTTACATTTATTTTTCTTGGTTGATTTCTATTGTCAGTAAAAAATAATAGTTCTTCTATTAAACTTATTCCAGTAATAGGAGAGCTTTTTGAAAAGTTTAAAAAACTTCCTGAAACCAAAAGAGTTACATCATTAGGTTCAGTAAAATAATATATTCTACAATTAGCTGTGGATGGAGCGGCCACTGGATTACCAGTTTCTAAATTAGTAGCGTCATCAAAATCAGTTACAAAAGCATAGATTCTATTATTGTTTTTATCCGTGTAACTACCAATTACTTCTAACCCAGTAATACCTAAGTTAGTATCACTCATGACTTTATTACCAAGTACAGTTTCTAAAGCACCTATGTCCTCGTCTTCAGACTTTCCTACAGATATATTTACCGCGTTTCTATATTCACCATTAGGTATTAATCTATCGTCCAAGTCTTTATTCATCTTGGACTTTAGAAAACTATTCTTTATTTCCGCCATGTATTAAAATTTAAGCCACTTAGATTGTCCTCTCATAACTTGAACTATTTGATCAAGTTTAATATTTGATAATCTAATTTTAGCATTTCTTAGTTTAGCACTTCTTTCTTTTTTAAATCTTTGCACTACGTATTCTGGTATCTTTGAGCTAACAGAAAGTATAGCATGTATTATGTGTGAGTATAAAGCATCTTCTGCAAGCTTAGGTATTCTAGCGTCTAAATCATAGGCATTACCATCAGATATATATTCTACCACAACAAGTTTACCTTTAAGATCATTGCTAAAAGATATTCTACCTTCTCTATCGTTTATAGTGAACCATCCATTTCTTTGACTAGTTTCAGGATTAAGACCATATCTTTGGCCTAAAGCTAATTCATAAAAATTATTCTGGTTTAACACATCTGATGTACTATCATTTTGTACAGCAAAAGCTCCTGATATTCTTCTTGGATCATTTGAAGCCCAAGCCTCTTCTACTTGTGACGTACCTGTAATGTTTGAATCAAAACTATCTTGTGTTGGCACACCTAAGTTATCTTGAGCAGGTGCAGCGTAAGGATCTGTTGTTAATTGATTAGCAGGAAATATTGTATGTTGAACACCAAAATTATCTGTCCAAGATAACCTGACATAGTTAACATAATCTTGAGGTATTATAACGTTTAGAGCATTGTTTACAGTAAGCTCTTGTGATCTAATACTTCTAAGCGTATCATAACTAAATTCTTGCAAACCACGTTTAGCATGAAATATAACATCTGTTCTTTTCACACTAGGTATAAGCTTGTTAGCCCCAACATATGCAACTAAAAAGTTATCAATTACGTCTGTTAATCTAGTGTATTCATAACTTCCATAATTTTCTTGTACAGCCGTGCTTTTTAATTCTATTTTTAAATAACTATTGTTAGGTAGATTAGCCGCTACAGTAACAATATTGTTAACCATTGTATATGGTTGATCAAATTGAAACAATACAGCTGTAGTTGCAGCACCAGGTAAAGCTATAGCCGTATCAAGTGTTACTACAAACGTACCTTGATTCATGCTAACTACTTTAGCGCTTGTTGGGTTGTTAGTTATACCACCACCATATATACTCATGCCAGCAATTATGTTTGCATTAGCAGCTGCTAGTTGTATAGTTGCTGACGCTACACCACCATTTTCTGTTGCTACAGCGTTTTGTACTGTAGTAGGAGGTGTTATTTCAGTCCATGTTAAAGCATTAGTACTTTGATATAATAAAAAGTTATTTAAACCATACTGACCATTAGTAGGATCTGAGCTTCCATATATTAAGTCTGTATCAAAAGTAGATGTCATGGTTATACCAGTACCTCCTGCGGCGAAATACTGCTGCTGTGCTCCAGCGTAATATTGTCTGTTAGTTTCGGTGATTAATCCACCATTAGGTATAGGCATATGTTAACTTTTTTGATTCATTTCTTCTTGTTGTATCTGCGCTGCAGCAACTTGTATTATTTCTGGGCTTTGTATAACAACTCCAGCATATAAAAGTATTCTTGTAATTAACTCTGTTTGTTCGGCTGGATGTAACTCAAAATCTGTTGAAGCAAGATTATTATATACGTAAGCACCTGTTCCAGCTGTAAAACTCCAAACAGGATCAAGTGGTTTTCTTATGTAATTAACTGATATACCACTAACTATAGACGTAGGAAAAACATTTAGCTTATTGTTTTCATAAAGATAAATAGGGTATGTAGTTGAAGGCTTGGTTAAATTAGAAGCATTTAAATGATACAGCTCAGATCTACTCACTCTTTCAAGTTCTTGTTGTTTTAAACCTGCAGTATATATAACACTACCTAATCTATAAAACTCTTTAGGATAAACATCTAATACTATTGCATTACCAGCTATAGGTTGTGATGCAAAAGTTAATGTTGTTCCTGATATACTGTACTCAAACTCTGATAACAATATTTGGTTTACATAAACATTTGTAACGCCATCAGCTATTTGCGCTGCTGTGATACCGTTTATAGTATAAGATAATGTGGCTGCAGTTGTATTTGCGGGTGTAGTTGTTGTTTGTTGTTTTCCTGAACCGGAAAATTGTGAAGGTATATTAAACAAAGAATTCTGATAACTTGCATTACCAGATGTTTTAAATATAGAAATCTTTTCATCAAGATTTACGACTCTATCTGCGTAATCTTCGTTTGTTTGTGGAATACGTATCTGCTGATTCAAGCTGTCGAAATATGTTTCAAATATTTCTAATTGAGATTGAGCACCTGTCTTATTAAACTCAACAGGCGTCATGTAACCTCTCTGTTCTTTATTTAGTATTAATAAAACGGTTTGGTATACAGTATTTACGTTTATTGCCATTTTAATATTTTAGTTAATAGTGATTTGGGCCACCGGAGTGACCCTTCACTATAATTATAGTCACATATTATTGTAACTTTTTCTCTATTGTTTTGAAAACTTCTACGCCTTCATCAGTTTTAAACCATGCGGCCATAGCTGAATATGGGTTTTCATCAAAAGGAACAGTTAATAGTTTTCTATCGTTCGATCCCCAATGAAAAGTTCTTTGATCTTGTGATAGTTTTACTATGTGTTGTTCTACCGCTCTAATAGCAGTATTTCTTAATCCCACGTTTTCATCATTAGCTATAGATAAGAAAGCTCCAGGATTTTTCTTTGCCATCAATAATAAGTCTCTTCTTAATTCTTTAGAGCTTAGTGAGGCAACCTCTGATCCTTTTTCAACTCTCAACACTGCTTCAGCATGATCTAATTCCATGTTTTTAGCAGCAGTCATCGCTTCTAATTCAGCATCTAAATCTGCTAAATCATCTTGAGCAACTTCTTTTTGATCCCATTCTTTAAAGATATTCTCTTTTTTAGGGTGATGATGTAAAAATTTTTGTAAGTTTTGTTGTGATTCGCCAACTGTCAATACTCCATCTTCAAAAACAACATGACCTAATGTACATTCTCCTTTTTGTTCATCAACAAAAGGTGAGTTTTGATTGGTTGCATATCTTAATTCCCTTTGTGTATTTGTATTTTTATCAAAATGTAATAAAGGATATTGTGTGCTATGTTTTGTTTGTAAAGTAAATGTTAACGGTGTAATGCTGTGTAATAAATAATACACTCTAGTTTTGATCTCCCATTGAGGGGCTTTAATTTCTTTTGTCTTTGACATGATATAATATAATATGATTAAAAAAAATAAGAGTAACAATTACCCCCGTAGTTTTTACGAGGGCAACTATTACAATAAGTATTAAGCTTGGAATAACACGAAGTTATTAGCAGCTTGAGTAACAAGACATCTCTCAGATAAGAAATGAACTTGCATTGCATCTAACGCAGAGTTGTATACACCTCCAACAGAACCAGTGATCCAAGACTTGTATCGTCTATCATCAGCTTCTGAAGATCTGTATCTAACATGCAAGAATGGTCTTCTAATGTTTGTACCTAACATTTGGTCATAAACTGTAGAAGTTCCAGCTGGTACTAATACACCATCTATTCCACTAACTGCAACAGCACCTCTTGTAGAAGCGTCGTTTAAGTATTTCCAGCTAGTTTTGTAGAAATCGTAAGAACCTCTTCTAAATCCAGAGAATCCTAAGTTAAGTGCCATTTGCTCAGAGTTTTCAAATAAACCATAAGCAGTACCACCTTGTGAACCACCAGAGATTTGAGATAACATATCGTCAAAACCAAGATCAGTTGATCTGTTTAAGAATAACATGTTTTCTTCAATAGCTCCTTGAGTATCAAGGTTTTTAAGGATTTGATCGAAATCACTGATACCAGTAGCAGCAGAGAATCCAGACATAATATTACCTCTTGTTTGGATAGCTTGGAATAAACCTTGCGTTCCATGAGCAGCAGTAGCAGCACCGAATCCAGTGTTACCAATATTACCAGCAGCAGCTTGTACAGCAAACTGTCCAGCAGGAGCAGCTAATTCACCTTCAATCATTGCCATTTCTAAGTAGTCATCAAATCTTAGTCTTGTTTCAGACTCAGACTTTAGATACCATAAGTATCCTGATGTACCATCTTCAGTAGCAACTTCAACCCATCCAATCTGTGCAGTGTCAGAACCATTAATTTGGTATCTGTCTTTTATGATAATTGGTTGGTTATTGAATTGTGTGAACTGTGGTTGAGCAGAAGCAAGTGATTGACCTGTTCCTTTTGCAAATACAGAACCATATACAAATATTTTCAAATCAGCAAGAACACCTAAAGAGTTTAGGTTAGCAGCAGTAAATGAAGTAACTTGTATTTGAGTTGCAGGTGCACCACCAGCAGCTACTACAGGAGCAACAACCACTACAGCTTTAACTGTAACACCAGTTGCAGTGTTCATAATAACTACAGTATCATTAAGATTAATAACACCAATTGTTTGGATTGGTGCAGTTTGACCAGCTCCAGTTACAGGAGATACAGATGCAGTAGAAGGAATTGATATAATTCCAATTGCAGCACCAGCAGCACTTGTTACTGAACATCCTGTGTAAGAGATGTGTAATCTATTTTGTTCTGACCAGATAACTTGATCAGATGTCATTGGCATTTCAGCGCCAACCATTCTTAAGAAACCAGATAAAGTTCTGTTTCCATATCTTTCAACCTCAGCTTCGTAAACTTCAGGAAGGTATTGTTGAGCGAAGTCATTTCCACCTCCATTAGCAAAGTTTAAGTAGTTGCTATTTAAGATTTGTTGTTGTAGTGACGGCACGATCGAGCCGTATACAGGATTAATTTGTCCCATGTTTAATAATAATTTTTAGTTAAATTTTCGTTTTTTGATTGTCAATTTTGAAGAGTCAATACCAGAAACTGCTTTAACTTTAAATCCTCCAACAAAAACATCCTCAGGAGCTCTTGATCTTGGACTTGTATCCACGTTGTTTGATTTAGCGGCAATACCTCTAATAGCATCGGATTTACCTTGCTCATAGAAATGCTGTGCTATAGTATCAGCGTGGTCAGCAGCATACATAGCTTTGTGATAACCTTTAACGTCTGCAACATTACCTTTTTTATCCAGGAACTTCCCGATCGTATTATTAATGTTTGACTGATTATCTACAACATCATTAACATTTTTAACTCCATATCTAAATTTCTTTTCTCCAACTTGAAATTCAAAACCTTTGAATTCATTATTGAAATACTCTTTAGTATTAGACTTAAACGCTTCGTGTTGTTGTTGAGCTTCGTTTTGCTCTTCGTTGTAGCGGTTGAAAAAGTCAGTGGCTTTTTTCTGATCTTGAGTAACTCCGGGTCTCAACTTGATTTCCTCGTAGTATTTACCTTTTAATCCTTCTAAATGCCCTTTAGCTTTTGCAACCTCTTCTTTATATGCAAGTTTCTTCTTCCGAATATCTCTTGCTTCATCTAACTCTTCATCAAATTCAAAATTATCTTCTAACAAGAATTTAATTTCTTCTGAATCTAAGTGCGATTTTGTTTGTTTGTAATACTCTTTTAGTAGAGTATCATTGTCAACATTAGAATAATCAGCATTTAATCTGACATAATCTTCTAGTGTTCCACCTGTTTCTTTCATAAAGTCTACCAGCTTTTCTATATTTTCTGGTAAATCCATATTAGGGGTTATAGGTTCTGGTTCGTCCATTTTTAATGGAGTTTCCATTTTTTCACCTATTTCAACTACTTCTTCTTCTTTTACAGGCTCATCAATTATTTCTTCAATGACTGGTTGGTTTGTAGTTTCTTCCGGTTGTTTTTCAACATTGACAACGGTGACATTGTCCCTTCCGCTTCCCACTTCTTTGCCATCTCCGGTTTGTTGATCCACATCCACTGTCTTTGTTTCTGTGACTTGAATGGCATCTTTTTCTTCTTTAGGTTTAGATAAATCTATTTTAATAGGTTTACTTTTTTTGCTTAATTGCTTAGGTTTACTTTTAATTTTAAAAGTACCTTCTTCTAGTGTTTCTTCTGACATAATATAATATAATAAAAATTAATAAATAATCTACTGAGGCATAAACTGTTCTAGTCCCATGCCAGTAGGATCTTCTGAGCTTTTTTCAAAATCAATAGGTAAAGAATCGTTTTGCCTTTGGTCTATTAATTGTGATTGCTGCGAGGCTTGCATTTGAGTTCGCTTATCTTTACGATCTTCTATTTCACCTTCTTTTTTCTTAGCATTTTCTACATCCATTTGCTTAAGCTTCATATCATACTCAAACTGTTGAGCCATTATCTGAAGTTGTAATTGATTTTGGCTTTCCATTCTTTGTATTTCAAACTGAGACTTAGATTGTTCTATTTGTGTCTCTGTTGAAGCAATGGCTTCTGCTTTTTGAACATCATTCATTGACGCTTGTTCTGAAGCTTGGATGTTAGCTTGACTTTGAGCTTCAATATTCTGCTGTTGTTTAGCTTGCTCTTGCTCTTGCTTTTGTTTTCTTTTGTATTTTAATACTTGATTAGCTAATGTAAGGTTTTTAATTTCTCTTATATCAATAGCATCTTCAAGATATATTTGTTGCTGTTGTAGAGCCATTTGTATATTTTGCTCTAACATAGCTTTTTCTTCTTCTTCAGGTTCTAAATCTAAATAAACACCAAAGTCATATAGATGTAATGTATCTATTTCTTGTAGTGTTGCTGTATTGAATTTACCTAAACTCTTAACTAAAGCTGCGTTTGTTAAATCAAAATCAATCATATCAGCGACTCTAAGTGAAACGTTTTCACAAGTTCTAAGAGTTAAATATAAGCTAGCGTCTAATATATGTCTAGTAGCAGTATTTGATGCATTAGCGGCTAGTTTCTGTAAACCTACTAATGTGCTTTTGTCTGGTGTACTACCATCTCTAGCTTCATTAAGACCAGTTACATCTCTTATCATCTGTAAATAATACTGATAAGTATTAATTAATGATTGTATTTTACCATTAGCACTAGATGACTGTAATTCTTGTATTGGAACTTTACCTCTATTAGGGTCACCATCTTGAGTTAATGATCTACCAACTATCGAACCAGTTTGAAAGTACATGTTCAATGCTTCTTGTGGATTATAGTTTGTTCCGTTACCTAAATCAACCTCAGCTAATCCATCAACATCCACAAACACACCATCTGGTACCATTCTTTGTATAACTTGCTGTAGCTTTAATGATGTTAACTGTATCATATCAGCAAAGCTAGTAATACGATTTACTAACGAATCGATACGGCCTTGATACATATGTGGAGCAACTATACAGTAATTCATGTTAACTTTAGTTAAATCACTAGTAGGTCTTGTCATGTTCTCTGCTAGTTCCCACTTAAGCATTTCATCAACACCCATTACTTTAGCACCACTAAATAAAACTTCTATACTTCTGGATACTCTATCAAAATTATCACTAGGAGGTGGAGCAAAAAAATCAGGCTTTTCTAAAACTTTTTCTAAACCAGTGTCAGTTTTCTTTATTTTAAAAACTTGATCAATATAACTTTTGTATTCAAAGTATAATACTTGAACCATATCGTTATTATTGTTAGAGCCTCTCATGTATCCTTCTCTTCCTGGAAACTTAGCTATTTTAGATAATTGTTCGTCAGTTAAATTAGGAAACTCTTTCTTAAGATCAGGTAATGTTACAGCCTTTATTTCTCCAACATAGTAAATGTCTTGAAAATTAGGATCATTAGTAAACGAGTAAACTAAATTAGCAGGATTAACAT